CGACTCTTTAGTAAACGGTGTACGCCCGGGCCATACTTCCCAACAGTAGGCGCGGCCGGGTAGTAGATCATCGGCCGAGCGAAAGACGGTTACCGCGCATTGAATGTAGACACGTTCGCCGATGGTGATTAGCTCGGGTGCATCTTCGACTATGCGTAAATCGGGGTGTTTGTGTAGCGCAAGGTTTAGGCGGTGTTTAACGTCTACGTATTCGGATAGGTCAAAGCTCATCGTAATGCCGTTTGCCTTTGTAGTCTTTGGCTAGTTCGTAGGCTTTTACGGCGTCGCCGTCGTTTAATGCTCGAGCCAATGTGTCGGCCCATGATCTGTAAAAACCTAGTTCGCTGGCGTATTCGCGCCATGCGTCACGGTCGGCGGTCATCACTAGCAACTGCTCTTTGTATGGGTTGTCAATGCTCGGTGAGTCTTTTGCCCATTCAATTTTACGGGGTACGCCGTCGTAACTGTCGCTCATCGGTAAAACTTGTCGCGGTTGTTGCGTAGTTCTTCGCGTTCTATTTCGCGTTGCATACGTCGCATGGCTGCCCACGCGCTGTGCATTGTCCAGCCGAAAAACACGGCCCAAAAAAATTGCCAGTTAGTCATTAGCGACCACCCATACGGTAGCCATAGCGCCGGTAGTCGTCTCCCTGCGGCGTCCCGAGTCGGTTAGCCAACCTTCGGCGGCTAGGTCGCATATGCGGGCCGCGACGCTGTTAAACGGCAGGCTTATTAACTGGCGGGTTTCGTCTGCTGTAAGGCCGTTCGGGGTGTCTTTAATAATGTTGTAGATCCGTACACGGGCTGCGCCTGATTTGCCTAAAGCTCGCCGCGCTGCGTCTTGACTTACGGGGTTTTTACCGGGCACCGTATGGTTGGCGTCTAGTGGTGGCCGTTCTGCTCTGTAACGCTCTATCGCGCTGCGCATGGCTTCGGCTATCGCTACTTCGGACGGTGGCATATCTATTACGATGCGGTCAAAAAGTGACAGTTGCGCGCTCATAGTCCGGCCTCGTTTATGCGGCGCTCAAGATCCATAGCGAATACGTCGAGATTGTTAGCAGCTGCTAAAAGGTCTGCTACTAATTGCCCATCGTCGAATGCGTGGGTTTGTGCGTGGCCTCGTAGATCACGGGCTAAAACCGTTAGCGGTTTGTATTGGCTAGCAATTTGCCAGCCGGGTTTATGGTTGTTCATTTTGTCGGGTTACCTTTCGTCGGGAAATGTGCAGTCACCATAACAGATTATGAATGGGGCGTGTGTCATTTGCCCGATGTTGCGCGCCAGTTGTTTAAGCCTTTACCGCCGTTGTATAACACGGCCGCTACTTTTAGGTTGCAATCGAGCTTTAATAGCGCTGTGGACGCTTGTAGACGCGGTACGCGGCATGTTTGCATGGTGACTGTGCGCCAACTGCTGTTTATTTGTAGCGCGCCTAAATCGCGGGTGCCGTTGTGTCGGATTACGGAACGGCTAGCGGGGTTGCATCGTGACTCGCGGTACATGATCGGGCCAAAGATTTTGGGCGGTAGGCCGTGTGCCTTTAGTTGTGTATGAAACTGTGGACAATCTTTAACCGGTGCGGCGGTTGCTCGAGCTGGCACCGCAAACGTACATAGCAGTAGTGGAAGTAAAAGTATTTTGGGCATGGTATTAGCCTTTCGTCGGGTGTTAAAAACCCTAGCGAATAGGGCTACCGATGTGGGGGCAATGCCCGCAAACCCTTACGGCTTAGGCAAACTGCGCCACGCCGCCTCAAATTTGGCAGCGTCGGCGGCCATTTCTTTAGATAGTTCGCAATGGAACCAGCGGGGCGAGCCCTGATAGCTGCCGGCGTTGTCTGTTGCTGTGAATATCTTTACCCCGGCTTTACCTTCGCCGCGTGAGCAACGATAGCCAGCGCCGTAATCGCCGTAGGCGTACCAATGAAGCTCGACTATGCCCATGCGTTCGGAATGTTGAACGGTCTTACCGTCGATAATCGAAGTGCCTAGAAGCCAGTCCCATATGACGCGTGCTTGCGTTTCGTCTTTGTATTGAGTATCGGCCGCCGCGCCCGTTGCGTGCGTCGATAATGTCGGCGGGTTAGAATTATTTTTAGCGTTTCGGACTACATAGGTGCCTAGCGATTTGGTACCCCATCGTTTGCCCATCAGCTCTACAAATTTGCGTATGCCGGGTGTTTCTTTACCACCGTCGTAGGCGGGAAAATAGGGGTACGGGCGGTTTGTCATGGTGCCGGTGGGTCTTTCGGGCCATTCTTCAACCCATTTGCAGCGAGCAAACCGAGCAAACCGCCAGATAGGGACATGAGCAATGGCGACAACACAGAGTAAGCCTCTTGATCAGCTTCGGACATGACTCGTGGCTGGGTCACAAATTGCAGGCCGTAAAGCATGAAGCCGATTGACATAACAAAGACAATGGTTAGGCCAACGCCTACACACAGAATTAGACGTGCTTTTATTTCTTCATTAGTGAGTCGTGGTCGTAATTTCATTAGCAGTCAAACCCTAATATCTCTTTAAGTGTTGTGGTAGTTACCGCCGACTCGACAGCGCCTAGCGCTTTGTTTTTAGTGCGTGGCTCTTGGTTGCATTGGCATTCGGTTTTGTTTGTGTTGGCAGGGTCTTGGCATGGGTAGCGGAACCTGTCTGCACAGCCTGTGAGGGTGATGAGGGTGGCGCTAATCAGCAGTAGGCGTTTCATCTGTGCCTTCTAATGTCCAGCCTGTGGCTAGCAACGCTTCGTATTCTTCTTCGGTCATTTCGCGCACTTCGTCGTCTATTTGTATGTTTGGTCGTGTCATAATTTATGCCTTTCGGTATCCGTAAACGGTGATAGTTCCGCCTGTAATAGTTCCCGATGCTGGGGACACCACTAGAGCACTTACGGAAGTATTTACAACTACTTGGTGTAAGTAGGAAGTAGCAACGCCGGGCGCTGGCATTTGAGAAACGCCAAATGTTCGGGCATCGCTCCTAAACGGATTATAAATTTCGACTGCGGCGGTTGATTGGAAATTCGGATAAGACTGCCCAATTTCCCACGAAGTAGCAGATCCCGGAGTGCTATTAGTGACTGAAGTTGCCCACGCCAGCACTTGGCCAATTGTGTAATACTGGCTCGCTGTAATGCCAGAAAAAGACATACGAATTGCTGCGCCTGCACTGTTGTCATTAAAAGAAACCATAACCCTGTAATTGTCGTAAGTTGCGCTAAAAGCATCTGAAACAGTGACCGAACTAACGCCTGAGCCAATGGTCTGTGACTTGACAAACACCAGCCCTGAGTTAGCCAAATAGGTATTTGTGTCGGCAGCCGTCAGCACCTCACCCGTAGTAAAAGTCTTTATAGCCATAGTTAAAATCCTAACTTATTGTTGTCTAGTTTGCCGAATATGGCATCGTTGAGAATTAGATACGCGTTGGTGTCTTGCCCGGACATATAGACCGTTACGCGAGTTTGGTTTGGGGTGGCGCTAATTGAAATACCTTCCATAATTGTTAAATAGGTGGAACCTCGAAAAGAGATGTTTCCGAGGGTGCCTATTGGCTCTTGAATTAAGTTAATTACAGCAGTATTAAAATTATTTGGCGGTGGATAATCCCGGGGCCCTTGCTGAACATCGGTAAATGTAATCGATGCGATTGTTTGATCTTTAGACTGAAAATTGTTTAACAACCATTCGGCGTGGTTAAGAGCTTGGCTAGTTGTGTAATCTAACGTTTCTTTGTTTTGGCCAAAGATCGGGGTTATGCCGAGGGTTGCGGTTTGGGCTGCTACAGCTGCCGGCGTGATTGTGACCGAATTGTAGTAATTGTCTGCGCTACTGCGAAATTCGATTTTTTCGTATTTCATTTGTAACGAATAACTAACACCGGTGCCGTCATTGAAGTAATAAGTAGTTGTAGGCGGGAAGTTTCTTCCGTACCAATATATTTCGGGGGTGCCGTGATAAAGATAGCTATTGGCCATCATTCGAGCTTCTTCGGTGCGGGTAATGGTGTTAATAAGGTTAAAAGCGTTGCCGGTGTAGGTTTGCGCGCTGCCAATGGAACGACCAGTAAAAGCGGCAATAGGTAGCCCTACGGTTGTGCCTACTTGGAATACTTGATCTTCTGTAAGGTCTTGAGCTAGCGCGTACGAGTTAAGTTGTGCGCGGCCCCAATCGGCTTGTATGCCGTCGCAATATATAGTTACTCGATCTTCGTTAGGTACTATCCCGTAATCTATTTTTACGTCTCTTATGCTTCCCCAAAAGGCAGCAAAATTATCTACACCAACTACTACGCCGGGCTTGTAAATATAGGCAATTATCCGGTCGCCTAGTTTTGGTGCGGTTGTCCAATCGGACGGGAAAATAGATTCGACGGTCATTGTGTCTGTTGAGTAGTCGTCAATTTGTAGGCGTCGGCCACGAAAGATGTCTATATTTTGTACGTCGGGCAGCGTTACCCATGTTCCGGCAGAGTTGAAATCTACCTGCCAGTTAAAAGCGGTGGCCATTATTGAACCGTTACCGGTAGTGGGCCGTTGCTTCGGTTGTAGCGCCGTAGGGCGTCTACTACGGCTTGTGGGTCGCCGCCGTTTACGTTTATGTTTATTGTGTTGCCGCCGCCGCCAAAGTCGCCTAGACGGTCTAACGGTATGACAGCTTCGGGGCCTTTCCCTTCGCCTATAAGGGCTAGGGTCGGTTGCGTCACGATGCCGCCGCTAGCAAGGGTAGCCAATCCACCGATACCAAAGTTTCCAAAGTCGATACCGGAAAAGTCAATACCCGAAAAGTCAAAGTTAGAAAAGTCAAAAGGTGCCGGGCCGCCGGCGGTGACATTGTTTACAGCACCCGTAAAACCGCTTGTAAGGCCTGCTACAGCGCCAGCGGTGTTAGCAGCGTTAAGGGTGATTGTGTAGCTGTCTACGACCGCTTGAATGCCTGCTACTAGGTTTGTGCCTGCGGTTACGCCGGCTTGGTAAAACTGTTTTGCGCTGTTAAGGCCTACGGTGTCGGCGATGCTTTGTACTTCGGCGGTTAGCTCGTTTGCCTTGAGAATGTTGCCCGCGCTACTTAGCAATTCTTCGGCTATGAGAGATCCGCTATCGACGCCTGCGGCTAGTACTTGCTGTAGGGCCGACTCTGAAAGGCCAGCAGCTAATAGGCGATTGACAAGGACGCCGAAATCTTTAACTTTATTGGCCTGTATTTTTAGGTTGTCTAAAAAGCTCTTTGGGGTTGCTTGTGCGTCGCTTAATTTTTTATTGGCTATAGCTAGATCTTCGTAGGCTTTTGTAAGGCCTTCGGGGTCGCTGTCGGCTATTGCTTTTGCTACTGCCTTTTGAGCTTTTGCTACGTCGTCGGACGCGTCGGCTACGGCTTTAACGTTTTCGGCTGCTGTCTGTTGGGCGTTGCCAAAACTGAAAGACGCTTTAACCGAGTCGGAAACTGATTTAGCGTAATCGTCAAATTTCTTTATAGCTTCGTTTAATACGCCGTTGGCTGTTTCGAGCGCTTTAGTCATTTGATCGCGTAAAGCGTCTTTAAGTACTACAAGTTCGGCGGCTAGTTTTTTAGCGGCGTCGGCTAGTTTCTTTTTAGCGGCGTCGGCTTTTTTAGTTGCTTCGGTGTTTTTATCTGTTTTGGTTGTGTTGTCGTCTGTTGTGGTGCCTAAGCCTTTAAGCATCTTTTCGTATTCGGCTTGAGCTGTTGCCGCTGTTTTGGTGGCGCTGGCGTTGTCTTTGTTTGCCTTGACCGTTCCGCTAATTTTCTTGGCCAATATGGCTAGGGTCGCTGCCCCCGCTATTGCGGTGCCGATACCTATAACGGTTGCTACTTGTACGGCTGTAAACGATGTTGCTAATGCAATGTTGGCCGCTGTAGTGATTGCTGCAATAGCACTAAATCCAGCCATAACACCATTAACTAAAACTATGGCAGCTGCTAGACCGCCGATAACGACGCCCATAGTCACAATTAGCGGCGCGTTGTCGCTGGCAAATTTGGCAAATTTAGATAACAAACCGACGGCTAAAGCCATGACCGGTAAAAAGCCTTTACCAATGTTAATTTTAGCGTCTTTAATTTGTGCGGTTAAAATGCGTTGCTTATTAGCTGCGCCATCTGCTGTACGGGCAAAATCGCCCTGTTGTAGCGTTGTCTGCTCGAGAATGAGTGCCTGTGCTGCAAGGCTTTTGTTTTGCGGTGTTAATGCGTCTTTGGTTGTTTTGACTAGCCCTAGTTCTAAAGCCTTTTGGCGTAGTGTTGCGTCGTTAAGCAAAATACCAAAACGGCGTAGGGGTTCGGCTTCGCCTCGTAGGCCAGCGCCTAAAGCTAGTACGGCATCTTCGGGGCTTGTGTTGTTAAATGATGCTAGGTCGGTGGCAAGGGTCGTGAATTTTACGGCCATGTTGCCTAGATCGGTACCGGTTAGGCCAGCTGCCTTACCGAGTACGCCAAACGTGCCGGCGGCTTTTAGGGCTTCTGTTTGTGATTGTCCTAATGAGCTTGCGGCCGTCTTAGAGAAATCCATTATCGACGTTGTAGCGTCGCCAAAGATTATGGCTGTTTTGCTCGTTTCTTCGTTAAAGTCGCTGGCCATTTTGGCAGCACCAAAGGCAGCTACGGCTAAACCACCTAATGCGGCGGCGGCTGGTAGGAATGCTTTTTTAAGGGCGTAGCCCGTTTTGGCCGAATTACTGTCTAGTTTCGCAAATTCGCGCGTGGCCTTGTCAAACCCTTTGGTATCTAGGCTCGAGAGAATTGGAATGTTTAAGGCCATTAGCGATGTTCTATCTTTAGGTTTGTATTCATTTTGACAGATACACGGTCAATTATTTTGGATAGTTCGGCCTGTACTGCTGGCATGACGGCGACGACGCCGGGGCTAAGTGATCGTGAGGCTTGAGCGTTGGGGCCTTTTCCGTCGCTTATTAGGTTTGTTACAAATTGTGAGTTGTCTCTAATGCCTGCGTGATCCCATAGAGCAGCGGCAGCGTCTTTTTGTTGGGCGACCAATAGGGCATAGGGGCGGGCGTTAAAATCTACGGTTTGTGTGTAGGCATTGTTTACTTTACGGCCGTCCATGATTAGCGGTCGATTAAAAGTTACGGTGCGTTCACGGCTGGCCCGCTTGTTTACAACGGTTTTTACGCCGTTTAAGACGTTTTTAATGTTGTAAGTAGTTTCGTTACGGCCTTTAATCATTGAGCCGCGACGCATACCGGATAGTGGGTAGTCCGTAGGAATAAGAGAACGGGCAGATTGCACAATCATTCGCCCCGCGCCCGCTTGTATGTCTGTACTAATTTGGCGTCTGAACGTGGGATCAAACTTATTTAGTGCTGCCAAAGTTTCCTGTAAGCCGAATACTTGGGCGCTAGCGACGACGGGCATTAGCGCGTTCCCGTTCTCGAGCTTGTGTGTTTAGAACATCTACTACGGTTGCTAAATCGGCTGCGTCGAAATCTATCGACGGTGGCCAAAAGTGAACCGCTACCAGTAGCTCGGCTAGTTGTCGGCGGTAGCTGCCGACTCTGTAGGGTTTGGGTTTTCACTATCTACAACTTCCAGCGCGGCGCACTCTTTAATAAATTGGTCGAATGAAACCGGTACAACGATATTAGCCATTTTCGACGCTTCGTATGCCATGTACGCTAGGTGTTCCATTGCTACGCCGTTTGCTAGATCGCTGGCACGCATTTTGTATTTGCGTTCCCACAGCACCACTACCATTAGGTTCGTGTGTACGTCGTAGGTGCCGTCGTTACGGGTTACTCGGATTGTTATATTCATGTCGGGCCTTTGTTTAGGTGTTTAGATCAGGATACGTCGAGCGAGTAAACCCCGCCGGTACATACGATATCCATAGTATTAAGCTCTCCGAGAGCAAAGTTCACAGGTAGCGATGCGAGAAATGTGCCGGTTAGGGTCATTCCGGGATTGGTGGCCGAATAGGTGCCCGGTGTTGCCGGTGCTTCGGGTGACACAATAACGGTAAAGGTTGTACCTACTAAACCGTTGAGCGTTGCCCAAGTTTCGGTAGCTGCAAACGATCCGTAAAAACTTAACGTTAAAGAGTGGTCTCCGAGGCCCTTAACGTATTTATTATCAACATCTCCGAAGGCCGATGCGGTTAATTGCGCGTAATCTATCGAAAAATTGGCGGCCGTACATTGATCGCTCATATTTACAGAGTTAATAATAACGTGCGGGTTGCTAAGTAGTGTGCTAGTAGCCATAGGGGTTAGTCCTTTGTATCGGTTTCGGTGTCGGTGTCTGTCTCTGTTTTAGCAGATTTAGCGGCTTTAGTGGTGGAACTTTGACCGATGAAGCCGCCAGCTATTAAAGCGTTAATATTCACGCCTTCGGTTGGGTTGTATTTTCCACCTACCGTGCCTATGCGTTCTGAAAGAATTACGTACATTGTGTGCCTAACTTGTTTGCGCTTGAATGTTTATGTTGAGATCGTAGGCGGGTAGCTCTACCCCGCCGATAATAGCCATAGTTGGCCGTCCATCGGTGACACCTACAGAAGCGTTTAATACTTTGGCCGCCAAGTTCATTAAAGACCGTTGGGCGTCTAGGTTACCGGGGCCTAATGTGATGCACCGCACCGGGAAGCTCATTTTGACTATGTTGCCGTTGTAGGCCTGAAATGTTGGGGCGTCGATAAAGACGCAGGGCGGGACAAGGTTGCGCGGGTCGGTCACTACTTGCAAGCCCGAGATAGTGGCAAGTTTGGCCGCTAGGTCGTCTAGGCACTCGTTAAACAGGTCTGTAAAGGCGACTACGGGCATTACGCGAGCGTTGGGCGGTCAATACCCAATAGTTGTTTAATCGTGCCGTTAAGGCCGTTGGTGCTGGCGACGCCGTAGCCGTCGAATGTAGCCATATCTTGTAGGCCGCCGCGCTGGCGGTATAGCGCGCCGCCGTATTGTACTGTCCCAAGTTTTACGGCCCCGTTGGGTACCGTTCCTAGTAGATCCTGATAGCCGGCAATTTTGCGGCGGGTAAAACAAAATTCGTTAGCCGCGCTAGCGCATACCGTAAGAAATGCGGCATCGCCGGCGGTTGCGGTGCCGATACCTAGCCAGTCCTCAATATCGGTAGCGGTGATCCAAGTACAAGCTACGAGATCATTGGTTACGGTGCCGGTAGACGCGCTGCGTTCTACGTTGTCGGCGGTTAGTGCGTAAATGATTTGGTACGGGATTGGTTGGTTGTAGTCGTACTCTAAATCGCCTTCGTCGCTAACGCCCGTAAAAAGATATTCGGGTGTTGCGTATACGGTGCGTGATCCGTTAAATGTGGCATTTACCC